GATCGACATTGTGGGCGGTCGCATTAACTTCTTACACCCTGTTAGTGGCGAAGAAATAAAAGGCAATAATAAAGGTTCAATGGTGGCTGTGTTTGATCCAACAATGCAAGGTTTTGTTACCCGTAGTGTTTCTTTAGATTTTGTAAAAGAGGTAGGGTGCTATGGAAATTAAAAACCAATTCTTCTTACGCTCAGAACAAGTGCGGTTAAATGCGATTGAATTCATTAAAACGTTACCTTTACCAAAAATCGTAAAAGACGAGAAAGGCAATGAGATAGAAACAAATCCATTAGTGATTGATATTAAGCCAAGAACACGCAATCTCGAGCAAAACGCCAAATTCCATGCTATGTGCCAAGAAGTGGCTAATCAGCTTGAATTCATGGGTAGAAAGCTCACGATGGAGCAATGGAAAGTGCTGTTTATTTCAGGTCATGCGATGGCCACCAATGAAAAAGCAGATGTTGTACCAGGTCTAGAGGGTGAGTTCGTAAACATTCGTGAAAGCTCAGCAAAAATGAGTGTTAAACGCATGGCAAGTCTAATTGAGTATGTAACAGCTTATGGCATTAGTCATGGTGTTAGATTTAACGACAGATACGGATTTTGGGGTAAATAATGGAAGATTTTTTAATTGTAATTGTGTCACTAGGAATGTTGTTTTTGGGCTGCATGTTGATGGGTGATTTTTTATGACTAAAAAAACAAAACCATTAAATCGCAAATGTAAAATCTGTGGCGAAAAATTCCAAACCAACTTCTTTAATGTGCAATGGTGCAGTCCAGAATGTGGCGTTAAGTTAGCAAGACAGCGATTAGAAAAAGAGAAAGAAAAAGCAGCCAAAAAACGTGAAAAGGAAGAGAAAAAGCGCATTGAAGAAACTAAAGAGAGAATGAAAACTACAACAACATTACTCTCTGAAACACAAAGTGCAGTTAATAAGTACATCCGACTAAGAGATAGAAATAAGAGTTGTATTTCGTGCGGGAAATCGCTTGTAGCGGAGCAATTGGGTGGCGGGTTTGATGCTGGGCATTATCGCAGTAGAGGCAGCGCACCACATTTAAGATTCTACACATTAAACATTCATGGGCAGTGTAAAAAGTGCAATCGTTATCACGGAGGGAATTATCATCAATTCAGAATTGGTTTAATTGAACGTCTAGGTATTGAGAAAGTCGAGCAAATAGAAGCAGACCAAAGACCAAGACACTATTCAAAAGATGACTTGAGACGGATTAAAAAAATCTTCAATAAAAAAGCAAGAATGTTGGAAAAGCGCAAGGGGTTTTAATGCAACACATTGATAGAATTTTGACGGTTTGGGGACGTTTTGCCAATTCACGTATTGGCACGGAATATCCTTGTATTGCTGCTGGTATGCGTTTAGCAGTCGATCCACCAAGTGATTATAATATCTTCAACCTGACGGATGATACTTGCATATTAATCGGTGAGCAGATTATGCGATTAAAAGAAAAACAGGATTTGCGCTATGACATCATTATGGCCAAGTACGCTTTACGAATTGATGATGAGCAGATTTGGAAAATTCTAAACATTGGTCGCACTGCTTATTTTAGTAAATTGGCAGAAGCCAAAAGTTATGTAGAGGGTGCAATTGATGGAGCGAAAATAGTAGCTTACTTTTATGCTTAAAAAAGCTTGACTAGTTCGGACTAAATCTTTATATTTGGTATATCCTTGCGATATTTGTAAGCAAAGAAACGCAAATGTATTTAATAGCCCTGTTCAGAAATGGACGGGGTTTTTTTGGTGATGATTATGGAATTACAAGATGCTTCATTAGAAAAATACGAACATAGTTGTAAAGCAGGTCGCACTCATGAAACTCCCGAGATGCAATCTCCATGTATATCAAATTGCGTTCTTTACCGTCGTAATAAGAGAATGGGCGATATTCCCAGTGAATTCTCCGTGACGTTTCCCGCACAAGAATATCTGGATTAACATTTAGTTTGTCTGACTGTTTATATAACCAATCAAGAAAGAGTTTATCTATCTGTGATATAAATTCAATATTGTTTGCGGTTATAACATCTCTAAATGAAAATTCCAGATATGTAAATATGCCAGAATTATCATTAGCTTGCCAATTTGCGCATCCGAGGGTCATATATGGGCTATCCTTGCCGTTCATATCTATAATGATTTGCTTTAATTCTGGGAGATTTTCTGTTTCGAGAATATTTTCTATTAACTCAGGATTGTTCACTAAATCCATACCTCCTGCGTTCGGCGTGTAATTTATGGCGTTATTATCACCTTTATCGCTACGAAATGGATAATTGTAATAACTACTTTTAACTGATAATTCCATGTTAAACCTCTGCTAGTTTATTTGTTGGGGAACAGTATTCTAGCAGAAATTTTAACCAAGCCTAGTCTTAACAGACTGGGCTTTTTTATTGCCCCAAAAGCAAGGGGGTGGAGATTATGAAAATGAAAGATGCTGGGACGCAATCATATATCTGGTCGGGATTTAGTGGCTTACTTGCTTGGCTTGGCGATCAACAAAACTTGATGATGGTTAGTCTTGCTATTGGTATTGTTACCGCCCTTGTCAATCTATCCTCAAAATTTCATGAACGAAGAGTTCGAATTAGAGAAGAAGCCAGAAAACTCAAAACGAGAGAAGAAGAAAGAAAAATTAGAATTCGCGACGAAGAACGAAAAGAAGAGCTTCACAGGCTTCACGTAGAGCGATTAAAAAAAGGGCTTGATATCGAATGAAACACGCCAAGAAGATAACAGCTTGTTCTGTTGCAATGATTATCGCTGTTGTCATGTCCGATCACTCAACTGAGATTCGCACCAGTGAGCGTGGACTAGAAATCATTGGTAATGCCGAGGGGTGCGCACGTGAACCTTATAGATGTCCTGCTGACGTTTTAACAGTTGGTATTGGTTCAACGGAATTAAGCGGACTACCTATTGAACGTAAAAGATATTCAGACGAAGAGATAGCGAAACGCTGGGTAAATGACATCAAAGTGGCTGAAAAATGCGTTAATAACTGGGCAAACGGGAAGAATTTGCCGCAAGGTGCATTTGAGGCAACCGTATCAATCACATTTAATGTTGGATGTTCTAAGCTTAAATATTCTACGTTGTTTAAGCACGCTAAAAATGGTGATATTCAAGCAATGTGCGATCAATTTCCACGCTGGAAATACGCTAACGGTAAAGTATTACGTGGACTTGAAATCCGCAGACAAAAGGAACGTGAGCTATGTTTAGCCGACTTACACAAATCTTGATCGTCGTAATTTTGGGCTTGTGTGTCGCGTTGTGGTTCCAGTTCCAATCTATTTCTAACTTAAAAGCCAAAAACACCATTCAAGCCCAAACCATTTCACTACAGAGCGAAAGTATTAAAAACCTCAAACAGCAAGAAGAAATAAACAGACAACTCACACTTGAAATTAGCAGATTAGAAAGTGAATCACGGAGTAAATCAGATGAAGCAATTAATTCTATTTCACATGATGAAAAGAGTGCTGACGCTTTTAATGCTCGCGCTTCTCGTTCTATTATTGACTTCTTGCGCAAGTAAGCCAGCAGTTCAAGTATGTCCAAGCATTCCAGCAGCGTTACTCGCTCATTTAGATAAGACAGGGTTTAACGGCAATACTTACGGTGACGTTTCAAAGTACGCAGTGATACTCAAACGTGAAAGAGATGTTTGCTTAAATCGAGTTGATAAGATTCGAGAGTGGCAAACAGAAAATGCACAGAATTAAAAGAGGCATAGATATTTCACTATGCCTTTTTATTATAAAGATGATGATAACTCTCGTTGAGAAGCTACTGCTAAGAAATGGCTACGGTCTTTATAGATTGGATTATTAGCTACACGTTGGTCTATTCTATCAATTAGATATTGCGGTAATACAATATTTACACGCTGGCGTTTACCAAAGTAAGCAGTGATATCTACATCGATTAGTAACCAACTATCGCAATATTGAAAATCTTCTTGCTCTTTATAGTGAAGAAAGCCCAAATCTTTAATTTGGGAAATATCAAAATCACTCTCAACCATCATTTCTAAGATGGTATGGATTGCATCAGTTACCATTGGAACAATTTCTTCGACAGTATCTGCACCACTAAAACAAGAGTAAGTTTCATTAAAAAGCGCAGGCACACATAAGCCAAACGCTTCATTTTCATTTTTTGGCGTTTCAACGCCAATGGTAAATAACATATAACCTCCTAGATAGGACTCGGCAGAGCTATAAAAGCCCTGCCGATTTCTTTATGGATCTGACAGTACCTATTGGTAAATCTTTCTTGGGATGCGGAACAGGAAACGTCTTTCCTGTTTTGGGTGAATACCATATATGGTGCGACCCTTTACATCTCAATTCAGTACAGCCAATTGCTGTCAGTTCCTTGATTAAGTCGTGTGAGTTCACGTGATACCTCCTTTGCCTTAATCAAATATTATTATACACACACATACACACAAAGCAAGTATTTAAAAAAAGGATTAACCACTATGCCAAAAAAAGACGGGGTTAAATCCACGTCTAAAGGGCGTGGTAAAACTAAATTAACAGACAAGCAAAAACGGTTTGTTGAAGAATATCTAATTGACTTAAATGCCACTCAAGCAGCAATCAGAGCAGGGTATGCTGAGAAAGCAGCTAATCGTGAAGGCAGTCGTTTGTTGTCAAATGTAGACATTCAAGATGAAATCCAAAAAGCCCAAAACACTCGGGCAGAACGAGTTCAAATTTCGCAAGATGATGTACTGCGTGACTTAATGGAGTTACGTGATATGTGTATGGGACGTAAATCAGTCATTGTCACTGATACGGTTAAAAACAATCAAGAGGGAACTGTTAATACGGTTGATAATCATGTTTATGCTTTTGAGCCTGCAGGAGCAAATAAAGCACTCGAATTGTTGGGTAAACATTTGGGAATGTTTAAAGAACGAGTAGATCTCACTAATTCAGACAGTTCACTTAATCGTCCAACAATTATTGAATTAGTTTCACCATCGGTAAATAGCAATGAAAGTACAGATTGAAATACCACCTAAACTCATCCCTGTTTTTAGTGGTAATTATCGTTATCGTGGCTCTTATGGTGGTCGTGGTTCTGCAAAAACAAGAACGTTTGCGAAAATGACTGCTGTGATTGCATATAAGAGAGCAATGGCAGGTGACAGTGGTGTTGTACTATGTGGTCGTGAATTTATGAATTCTCTTGAAGATTCCTCACTTGAAGAAGTTAAACAGGCAATTAGATCCGAACCATTTTTAGAGGCTTTTTTTGAAATAGGCGAGAAGTATATCAGAACAAAATGCGGCAGAGTGTCGTATATATTTTCTGGATTGCGTCATAACTTAGATAGTATCAAATCGAAAGCAAGAATATTACTTGCTTGGGTTGATGAAGCTGAATCGGTCAGTGAAATGGCTTGGAGTAAATTAATTCCTACGGTTCGTGAACATAATTCAGAAATCTGGCTGACGTGGAATCCAGAAAAAAGAGATTCCGCAACGGATAAGCGTTTTAGACAATTCCCACCTGACAACTCGGTGATTGTTGAAATGAACTATACCGACAATCCATGGTTTCCTGATGTTCTAGAGCAAGAAAGGCTTAATGATAAAAAAAGGCTTGACGATGCAACTTATCGCTGGATTTGGGAAGGTGCTTACTTCGAGGCAAGCGAGGCTCAGATCTTTAATGGTAAGTATGAAGAATTAGAATTTAAACCAAATCAAGATTTCAACGGTCCATATTTTGGGCTTGATTTCGGCTTTGCTAAAAATCCAACTGCTGTAGTTAAGTGTTGGGTGTTTGATAATAACTTGTATATTGAGCATGAGGCAGGCAAAACAGGCTTGGAGTTAGATCACACAGCGGGTTTTATGAAAGAAAGGGTGCCAGATATAGAAAAATATATATTGCGTGCAGACTCAGCGAGACCAGAATCAATTAGCTACCTCAACCGCAACGGTATCCCTCGGATTGAGGGAGTTAAAAAATGGAATGGATCGGTTGAGGATGGGATAGAACACATTAAGTCTTACCGAAAAATCTATATCCATCCTCGCTGCAAAGAAACATTACGCGAGTTCAGGCTGTATAGTTACAAAACAGACAGATTAACAGGCGATGTACTATCTACAGTGCTTGATAAGCACAATCATTATATTGATGCTATTCGTTATGCGTTAAATCCGCTAATTCAATCTAAAAATGCAGCAGGTATTTTCTTTAGTTAACATGAGCGCATATTATGAACCAAGAATTTGAAATCAATCAGCTTGCTGAGCTTATTGTTAATAATGCTCTACAAGCGAACAGAGTGAGAAATTTAACCAATGTGGGCGTGATAGGTAATACTAAACGCCCTCGTTTGTATTCTGAGTTTGGCTACCCTAAAAAACTCTCATTCAGTCACTTTTTCGAAGCATATCAAAGAATGTCGGCTGGTGGAGCGGCAGTAGATCGCTTACTTGATAAGTGCTGGTCTGATATGCCAATTGTTATAGATGGCGAGAAAAGCGATGAGGATAAAGAGAGTTCCGAATGGGAACTTTCTGCAACGAAGCTAATCAAGCGTTATTTTAAACAATTAAAAGAAGCTGACAGACGAAATCTTGTCGGTCATTATAGTGCCTTAATTCTTCAAGTTAGAGATGGAAAAGCATGGGATGAACCTGTCGACGACTTGTCTTTAAAATCACTAAAAGATAAAGGCATTGTGAAATTGATACCCGTTTGGGAAATTCAATTAAAAGTCATCGAATGGGACACTGACGAAAAAAGCGAGAACTACGGCGATCCTTTATATTTCCAATTTGACGAAGCAGGTACCTCTTTCGGTAAAAATCAGAATAGAAGCATTAAGATACATCATAGTAGAGTTATTGTTTTAAATGAGGGTTCTGATGATTCAGACCCAAGTTCTGGTGTGCCATTATTGCGATTAGGGTACAACAATCTCTTAGATATTGAGAAAGTCGCTGGTGGTAGTGCTGAGGGATTTCTAAAAAATGCAAGTCGTCAACTTGGTGTTAAATTAACTAAAGAAACAGATTTAGCGACTTTAATAAGTGAAGCTAAAAGTCGAGGCTATGACGGTTTAGCTGATGCGATGAATGCGCAAATTAGCAAATTAAACTCAGGCACTGATTCTGCGTTAGTCATGCAGGAAGGTGATGTTAGCGTCTTATCTGTTGCACCAGCAGATCCAATGCCAACATGGACAGTCTCAGCGAATTTATTCGCTTCATCTGTTCGCATGCCATTTACTATTCTGTTCGGTCAACAAACTGGTCGTTTAGCTTCTGATGAAGATAAAAACGACTGGGCTAGTCGCTGTAACGAGAGACGGAACACATTCTTAACAGATTTAATTCTTAAATTTATAAACCGATTAATTAAATTTGGTGTTTTAGACTCGCCTAAAAACGAAGAAGTAACGGTCACATGGTCTGATCTGTTGGCTCCAAGTGAGAAAGAGAAGATTTTAAATGCTAAGGAATTATCAAGCGTTGCTGAAAGCTCTGTGAGAGCGTTTGGTATCTCTGCGATCAATCCTAACGAAATAAGAGCAATCATGGAGCTTGAGCCATTAGACGAGAATGATTTAGAGCCACCTGAAATTGATAAAAAAGGAGATCCGTTAGTCGATGAGAAAGAAAAAGACAAACAGAAATCCGATTTTGCCGAGAAGTAAATCAGACCCAATCGGGATGGGGCGTAATGTTCGTAAGATGTTCTCTGATATTGAGGGGCGGTATTACAAAATAAAGCTAGATATCAAAAATTTGCTTGATAGAAACGTAATACCGCGATCGATTACAGGGGTTAATGAAAAGTCGGCGATCGTCTGTAGTCAGTTTACAGAGGTACCGACGATCTATTTTGTAAATAGCAATGAACATGATTACAACTTCACATCAGAAGAATTTGCTAAATTCAGCGATGATATACAAAAAATCTTAGAAGATTGGTTGTTAGAAGAAAGTAGAACGGGTGAGCTGTGGTTTGAGCTGTATTTAGAAGAATCACAGAAGGCTGCGACACTATCAACTCATTCATCATTGTCCCAACAATCTGATTTATATCTCGCGCAACGACCGCTTTATCAAATACTTTTCAGTGAACCATATTTAGAAAGGTTAGCTATTGCTCAACAATTATTCTATGAACAATGGCGTGGTCTTACTTATCAAACAAAATCAGATCTAATCTACACAATTAGTGAGGCTGTAGTACGTGGTGTTAATGTTAAAAAAACAGCTGAACTAATAAGTAAGAGATTAGACATATCTATGTCTAGAGCTAAAAAAATGGCTCAAACAGAACAATTGTATGTTTATAGACGAGCTGAATGGGAAGAAGCAAAAGCAGCTAGGGACGAACTTGGTCTTGATGCTGGGATATTACATATTTCAGCATTAAAAAGCACAACTCGGGTTACTCATGCTAAAAGGCATGGAAGAGTGTTTACGCCGGAGGAGCAAGAAGCGTGGTATCAAAAAGATGGAAATAGATTTAACTGCTATTGTAAATCACAGGTCATTATCAAAGAAGATACGCCATTATCGACACTAAAAAGGTATGAGAATGAACGTAAAGCTTGGTTAAAAACCCATTAAGAGGGATCAAAACAATGAAACGAAGTGTTGTTAACGTACTGTCGGTTGTTAACTCTAAAAATATCACAAATGAAATAATTGAGGGTGATGAGCATATTGTTGTATCTGATATTGTCCCTGTTATTGACGACATTGTGATGAATAAGGGGTTATATCCAGCAGACGAGATAGATAAGGGATATAGCACGCTAGATGGTAAGTTAATGCCACTAGGTCATCCTAAGTCAGATGGGCGATACATATCAGCAAATGAAGCAATTGCACTTAATAAATTCTACGTCGGCGCATGGTGCGTTAACGCGAGAAAAGAGGGTGAGAAAGTACTTGTTGATATGAAAGTCAATAAACGTATTGCAAATAGCAGTGATAGCGGCAAACGGTTAATTGAGGCATTAGAGGATTTAACTTCTAACGAAGCTGCAAAGCCAATACACATCTCAACTGGCTTAAATTTACAAAAGGAATATCGCAAAGGTAACTCAAAAGGTAAAAAATATGATTGGGTTGCAACAAATATGCAGTTTGATCATGTTGCGATTTTGCTTGATGAGCAAGGTGCTGCCACACCAGAACAAGGGGTAGGCATCTTTGTAAATTCTGAGGGGGAAGAAAGTGAGGTTGAGTTTGTAAATCTTGCTGACTCAGCAGATTACACAAAAGAAACATTGCTAGATAAAGTTAAATATTTCTTTTCTGCAAATTCCTCTTTGTCTTTTGAGGAAATTCATGGGCTTCTATTGCAATTAATAAATAACGATCATAACTCTAAAAAATGGTTATGGATTGAATCTGTTTATCCATCGCATTTTATTTATAACGATGATGGGAAAAAATATAAGCAGAAATACCTAATCGATGACAATTCGCAAGTCAGCTTTGTTGGTGAGCGCATTGAAGTTGTTAAAAAAGTCGATTATGACGAAATTAAAACTAATGGAGAAAACATAATGAAAGAAAAAATCTTATCAGCACTCAATGCCGCTGGCGTGAAAACTGAGGGTTTAGACGACGATCAGCTTTTATCGGCTTATAACGAGCTTCAAGCCAAGCCAAAAGATGAAGGCGTTAAAACTATTAATAGTGAAATTAACGAGGCAATTAAAACAGCAGTAGCAACCGCCATTGCTCCGCTACAAGAAAAGCTGCAAGCAAATGAAGATGCGAAAGTTGCAGAAATGCGAGAAGCAGTTAAGTCAAAATTTAGCTTGTCTGATGTCGCGGTCAATTCTCTAAGTAGTGAAGCACTATCAGAAATGTTTGCAAAAACAAAAAACTCAAACGGGTTAAATAATTCACTAAACGCAAACAGTGAGGAAAACCAGTGGGGTGATTATAAATTAAATCAAGAGGAGTCTAAGTAATGGCTAATGTTATCTATCGCGGTCCAGTAGAGCGCGAACCAAAAACAATTAATCTTGTGATTAATGACACATCTTCTCCTGGTGTCGTAGTGAAGTTGAACGCTGGGAAGTTAGAAGCGGCGACTGATGCAAAAGGTCGCCGTTTTTTATTGGCGAATCGTCGCTTTGCAGGGCAAACAATTGATCAGGCATATACAAAAGGTGATACAGCAATTGCTTTTCGCTTAGAGCCTGAGCATGAGTATTACGCTCAATTAGCTGATGACACTTATCAGCCTGGTGATGCTTTAACTGCAAAAGCAGGTGGAAAATTAGCGAAAGCTGTTGCAGGTGATGTTGTTTTATTCTTCTTCGATGAACAAAAACAACGCCAGATCACTGGTGGAAAAGGTTGGGGCGATGTTGTCGTCGCTAACGCGTATGTAAAAGCATAAGGAATTAAACAATGTTGAAATTCACAAAAGAACAAGAGCAGTTTATCATCAATGAGCGTATTAATTACGACAAGAAACATGCAGCTATGGCGGCGAATTTCGAACAAGGTGGATTAATTGAGGGTAATGCCTCAACACTTCCGCGCGATGTTTGGGCTGAATGGGACCGTGAGGCTGTGCAATTGCAACGTGACGAGCTTGTTATTTTTAATGATTTGTCGCCTATCAATAAAAGTATGCCGCTAGGTAAGCTTGTACATCACTTCATGACTGTTGGCGATAGCGGAACAGTTAATATCTCTTTAGATGGTCGTTCTTCTGCTAAAACTGATGCGCCAGTGTTCGAATATCATGGGACACCATTGCCAATTATTGATTCAACATTTGGTTATGGCTGGCGAGATATGCTGGCTTCGCAGACTGAGGGGTATTCTATTGATTCTGCACCACGCGCGAACAGTTTACGTAAAGTTGCTGAGAAAATCGAAGATCTAATGTTAAATGGTGATGCTTCAATTTCTGTCGGCGATTCTAAACTTTATGGTTTACGTACAGCACCTCGTCGAATGACTGGTACGCACAACTTAACATTGCGCACAGCAACAGCTAAACAAGTTTATGAGCTGTTTCGCGACATCATTAGCAAGTTCCACGCTAAAAAATTTATGTCGCCTGTCACGTTCTATGTTAACTATTCTGATTGGTTCCGTTGGTCAACAACTGATTATTCTGAACAAAAATCAGAGGGTAGTATTTTAACAAAAATTCTGACAATTCCTGGTGTTAGTAAAATTGTCCCATCTATGCGCGTGCTTGATGATGAAGTGTTAGGGATCGTTAAACGTTCTGATGTTTATCAGATCTTAAATGGTATGCCTATTGTAACTCGTCCAATTTCTCGTCATAACGAAACAGACGATTACAACTTTAAAATTATGGCAGCGTTGTCTATTGAATTGAAGTTTGATCATGATGGTAACGCAGGATATATCCAATATACTAAATCGTAAGGGGTATTAAATGGCAAAGTGGCTATTAAAATACGATAGCCACGAGCTTAAAAAAGGTGATGTGTTTGAGGGTGACACATTACCTTTATGGCTCGTTGGTAAGGTCGTTGAAATTGAAGATGCTTTCGAAGTTGCAACGCCAAATGAGAATAGCAACACTCTTGGCGAAACTAGCGAAACTAGCGAAACTAGCGAAACTAGCGAAACTAGCGAAACTAGCGAAACTAGCGAAACTAGCGAAACTAGCGAAACTAGCGAAACTAGTAATAAAGGGAAGGAAACCCCGAGAAAAGAGGGTAAACAACATGGCGGAGCTAAAAACTAAAGATATTCACGAATTTATTGGTGAACTAGGTTATAGCGTTCCTAATGCTGTTCTGTCCTTAATTATTGAGCGCGTTGAGAAGAAAGATAGTGAGTTAAACAATGCTGGGTATGATGACACAACCCTGTCCTTGATAAAACTTTACTCTATTGCTTTGCTTGTTATCAGTCAAGGTGGTAGAAAATTGTCATCTCAAGGCGCACCAAGTGGCGCAAGCCGTTCTTTCACTTATGATCAAGATAGCTTTAAAAGACTTAAAAGCCTTTTAACCAACTTGGACAAAAGTGGGGTAATGAATGATTTACCAATTGCGTCAAGCTCTGTCGGGTTTTTCGAAGTTGTGGGGTAATTATGTCAAATTCTGCTAATTGGGCATACACAGCACAAGCTACGATATGGCACAAAATTGGTGATAATTATGAGACAGGCAAGGCAGAATTCTCCGAGCCTGTTCTTATTTATTGTGATTATGGCCATAACAGCAAATTAACTACTAGTAGTTTAGGTAGGGAAGCTGTAGCTAAAAATACAATCTGGACTGAGTATGATAAGGCTAAAAAAGGCGACTATATTTTAATTGGTCAGTCTAATGAAGCAGATCCTTTCACTGCTAATGCTGATGAAATTATCAATATCATTCGTTACGCCGACACGTTTGATCGTAAACGTGATGACTTTGCGTTGATAACAGGGTAGGTGTATGGCTGTCAAATCTAGAGGTTTTTCACAAGTCAGAAAGAAGTTATATGTTCATTTTGGTGAAGTCTTTTCTAAGAAAATGACAAGGGCAGCAGCAAGGATTGTGACGATTATAGGTATTCGTTCAGCACTTTACACACCAATTGACACATCAACATTAATTAATAGCCAATTTAAAGAAATTTCAGTTAAAGATTCCGTTATCTCAGGGCGAGTTGGGTATTCCGCTGAATATGCTGTTTTTGTTCACGATCCAAAAGTTAAACAAAAGTTCAGAAGGGCGACAGCTAGAAAGGAATTCTTAAAACAAGCTATTGAAGATGATGATATTAAGGTTGAGATAAGACGAATTATAGAAGAGGAGTTGGCATGAACTTATTAAATGTATTTAAAAGCCATGTTATTTCTAGCAATTTGTTTAGCTTATTTCAAGTTCAACTTCATCAATGGAAAGATAATGGTGATAAAAAATCTCAATACATTGTTTTCCAAAATAATGGTGGGACTCCAATAAGAGATGGGCTATCAAGCGAAAGCTATATCACTATCTCAATCATTGGCTCTGCTCAGTCGGGGTACAGTGTAGCTACGAAAGCAAATGAGCTAATTGAGTTCGTTAAGAAAAACGCTATAACAGAGTTCGGCTATATAGAGAATATGGGTGGAGTACCAACACCAATATTCACATCTGATAACAGAATGACTATGCAACTACAGTTTCGCATAGTACATGATAATTAAAGGGGAAAAAAATGAGTAATCCAAAAGATTTCGCGAAATTTGTCGGGCGTTCGGCAGTTTTAGAATATGCAACGACTGTAACAGGGTCTGGGCCTGCACCTCAAGAAAGTGATTGGAAACCAGGTGGCGCAATTCGTTCTAAGTCATTCGATTTAAGCCCAAACACTGTAACATCTGAAGCTGATGACGCTGGCGGTTTCCCTGAGTCACTAGTAACAAACTCAGACTTAAGCATTAGTGTCGAGGGCGAGTTTCGTAAAAAAGATAAAGAAGATGAGATCGGCATCAATGCACTCATTAAGCTTTATGTGAATGCTGTGAAAGCTCGTACTCAACCTACTGTGTGGGTAAGACTACAATTCGGTTCAGTAAAACTCGTCGGGAATATGGTTATCACCGCTTTAAGTAGTGAAGCACCTACGAATGATTTAGTTACATTTTCAGCAGAATTTAAGGTTGCAGACGCTTCTAGCGTTACGATTACAACATCTTAATTACAAAAGGCATTCTCACGAGTGCCTTTGATAATTAAATTTAAGGATTGCTTATGGAAGCAAATAAAAGTACAGGCGAGTTTTCTTTATCGTTCAACAATAAAGAATATATTTTCAAACCGTCATTTAAAAATATCGCTAAAATAGGTACACCGACGGATATTGTAAATGTGTATTCTGTCTTATTTGGTAAAGAGGTTACGTTTTTATTAAATGAGAGCTTAAAAGCCAATAAAGATGTACAGGCTTATGCTTTGAATATTGCTTTTAGTCCAGTTCTCGGACGTAAGATCTTATCTTGCGCACTTACTATACTGAATGCTTGTAATGATAGTGACTTGTCAGGTATTTTTGGATATTACAAGCCTAGCAACAAGGGTATAGTTTATAGAATAGGAGCAGTTAACACTAAAGATGTTATTGCCCTTGCTAAACATTTAGCACTTCACGGGATAATCGGTAATATTGATCTGAGAACAAAAGAAAATAAAAGAAGTGAATATACATCAGAGTTTGACGTTGAGGAGTATATCTGTGCCGCACGTTGTCATTTTGGTTTAAGTCGTGCCGATGCTGAAAATCTAACAATGACTGAGTTTCAGATGTTAATAAAATCTAAATACCCAGAACAACAGAAAAAATCAACATTATTCACAGAAGAAGAATACGATCAGATTATGGAAGATTACTATAAAAATAGAGAGCAGACTTTGAAAAACAATTAATGTGATCTTCTTCACTGAATTAAAATATTGTTATGTGTAAAATATTCTACATTTCAAAATGAAAGGTGAAAAATATATGGATCAAAAACAATTTGCAGAATCATATCTATTAGTCAACAGCAATAATTTTCCAAATGATAAGATTTTTGCCTTAAAGGAAAAACTATCGACCATAACAGAAGATCAAAAACTATTAGTTCAACTAGTAGGGTTAAAAAGTCCAACTACAGTATTGATTCTATCTTTAATCTTAGGAACTCTCGCTATAGATCGTTTCTATCTTGGTGATATTTTTTTAGGCATATTAAAAATAGTATCAATTCTCTTTTATGGAATAGGACTTATTTGGGTATTACTTGATATATATCTCTGTTATCAGCATGCTAAGTACTATAACTTTGAGAAAGTAATGTCAATTTTACAAGACAGTTAAATAAAAAACCAAACCCCAAACATTCGCAGTGTTTGGGGGTTTTAGTTACCCCTTATCCAAGTTTAGCTGATTACTTTAGTTGTGGATTTTGTTGTTACTATGGTAGTGCCAATACTCCTCATCTCTTGGTATTCTTATTATATTTTTAGGGATTTTTGTAGTTAACTGAAAAGCTCTTAGTGCTGTTAGTGTTTTTTTACCAATATTAGGAACACTTAAAATCTCCTTATCCGTTCTTTTCTCTAAATCTTCTAGAGTATAAACACCGAACTGCTGCAAAGAGTCAACTTGATTACGTTTAATACCTAATGCGAAGGATAATACTGATGGGTAATAATAATCTGCTATCTCTTGATTGCTACTATTAAAAATAATGAATTGAGAATTTCTATTCTCATTACATATTCTCTTTATTTCATTATACGATAGTTCGTAGTTTGAAGACTTTTCATACTGGCTTCTTATTTCTTTAAGAATTTTTACTGATAATAACTGAGATTTTACGTTGCTCATTAAGAAATTGCTAGTATATTCATGTATTTCAGACCAATGCCCATAATGAGTAAAACCACTGGTTTCTTGGTCTTGTTTTTCTGTTGAGATTTCAATTATTTGTCCATGTTGTTCTAAGAATTTAAGTGGCGTATCCAAAAATGTATTTGCAATAAATATTTTTTTGAATGGGTATTTTTTGTATGAAATATCATCGATATTTTCATATTGCTCATAGTTTTTGTTATTTGAATAGTTTGACTCAGTCGTTATAGAAATTTTTATTTCTGGATATATTTCATTCTCATTCAATATGTTATCTTTCTGTAAAGACTTTTTCTTTTGAGAAAAATGCCACGCAATGCCGACAACTATAAAAAATATAATGAGTGCAGTAACCATGAAAATATCCTCTATGCTTTTTATTTAGGATTTTATCTACCAAAAATAACTTTACAAGTGATCTAGATCTCATTATTATAAATCCAGGGTCTCAAAAGCCTTTCTCAAAACGGTATCCATAAGGATAGTAAACACCCCGTCAGTGTGATTTTTTATGCTTTAAATTTGCTTCTTTTTCTCATCAACAAATTTAGGCATAGATAATAATTTAGTATCAATGATCGAGAGTGCGACGAATACAATACCTTCGGGGAATAAGTCCGCTAGATTTTGAGCTAGTTTTGAGCTCTCGATCACCCTAATTCGATTAGGGTACTTCTCTCAAAAGGAAACTCAAAATGACAGCTCAAATTCAAACTATCAACTTCCACAATCAACCACTTTCCACTTTTGAACACAACAGTATTTACTATGTTGCAATGAAACCAATCTGCGAGAATATTGGCTTAAATTGGGATGGGCAACGTCAACGTATTCAACGTGATGAGGTGTTAAGTCAAGGTACGGTTATCATAACCGCACCCACGAATAGTGGTGATCAACAAATGCTTTGTCTTCCAATTGATTACTTAAATGGATGGTTATTCGGCATTGATGTAAAACGTGTTAAACCTGAAATCCGAGATTTACTGATTACCTACAAAAAAGAGTGTTACAAAGCCTTATCAGATTACTGGATGAAGGGCAAAGCAGAAAGAAAAACCACCACAGACGAAAGAACAGGACTAAGACAAGCTGTTAGCCAGTTGGTCAGTAAAAAAGGCTTAATCTATTCAGATGCT